ACCCAACCTTTTGGGTGTACTAAGAAATTAGCAAGTAAGTAGTCTTGTATATCTTGTTTACTTTTATACTTACGAGTGAGTTTAACAAAAAAAACTCTATCATTCCTTTTATAGAATGAATCTCTTGATACTTTAGATTTACCATTGTATTTTACAAAGTCATAATCACTCTTATCAAAATGTGCTTTCATAGCACAATACATCAAATATGCATCTATTGGTTGCATTACATAGGTAACTTTGCTGCCTTAGGAAGATAATTTAAATCTCTGGCATTTGCCTCTACTTTTTCTTTTAAACTTTTTGTTAGTAACTTTGCAACTGATACAGGTTCTATACCTATCTTTTCACAATAGATAGTTATTGCTTCTAGGTGTGTACATCTTTTGTCAAATGCAACTTTCTCTATTTCTAGTGAAAATGTCTTTGGGGTATGAACTGTGTTCTTATCTTCTGCCATTATGTAATTTACTCCAATTATTTGATACCATTATACATGGTTATAATAGAAATGTCAAGTGCTATGCTGATTTCTCATCTTGTTTTTCATACCACTTTTTAGCTTCCTTATCAAAGTCATCTAGTCTTACATAACTTGATTCTCTAGGATGACCTACCATATTGACATCAACATCTTCCTCTATGCCTTCTAAAAAGTTATGTAATCCTATTCGTTCAATCATTTCTCCGCATCTTTCATGTTCTAAAGCATTATCTGCCCAGAAGTCTATTGTCTTTTCTGCAAGCTCTACTAGATATTCCCAATCTTCTTCTTTCTCTAATTTAACAAATGGTTTTATAACTGTTCCCATCAAATCTCCGATTTTCAATGTTCTCTTACCACCCATTAATATTGTTGCACCTTTGTCATCACCTGGGTGTAATGCCTTAGGAACAACATTTAGACAATGCATACATCTTACACATGATTTATTATCTACATGTATTGTATCATCATCACCAAGAGAAAGACTATTAGTAGGACATCTAGTGATGATATTATCAATCGCATATTTTCTTCCCTTTTCTACTATGAAGTTTTTCCATTCTTCTTGATTTACTTTCATGTCATCACGCCATGTGCCGATGATAGACATGTCTGCCCTTTCTATACTATTCATGCAATCGTTAGGACACCCTGAAACTTTAAATTTAAATTTGTATGGTAATGCAGGTCTATGCATATCATCCATAAAATTATTTACTAATAATCTGTGTGCTTTGTGTTCATTGATATTTGACATTTCACATCTACCAGCACCTACACATGACATTGCAGTACGAACACATGGGCCTGCACCACCTAAATCCCAACCCTTTTCATTTATTTCATCAAAGAAATGTTGTGTAGATTCTGATGATGTTCCTATGAACATAATGTTACCTGTCTGTCCATGAAAAGTTACTAAACCAGAACCATGTTTTTCCCATGAATCTGCTAAATCTCTAAGTGAATCTGTTGTGTAATAATTACCTGCAGGTGGTTGCACTCTTAATGTGTGAAACTCTTTTGATTTTGGAAATGCATTACCTACTTCTGAGAATCTAGGTATGATACCACCACCATATCCATAGACTGATACTGTACCACCTTTCCAATATCCCTTTCTTGTTTCATATGAATGTTCTAATTGACCTAACAAGTCATTAGTCATTTCGTTAATTCTTTGTTCTGGGTGAGTATCTCTTAATCTTTTGATACCAGAAATAAATGAAGGCCATGGGCCATTCTCTAACTCATCTAACATAGGGGTATCATGTCTAGTCATTTTAACACTAGACTGAAACTTTTTTATTTCTTCTTCTTTTATTGACATTTTAGAATGCCGCACTACTTCCACAACCACAGGTTGATTTTGCATTTGGATTGTTTATTGTAAACATAGAACCTTTTAATGGGTCATTTACATAGTCTATTGTTGCATCATTAAAATAGATACCAGACAATGGGTCTATTAATAACTTGGCACCATTTGTTTCAAATACCCAATCATCTTCTTTTTGTTCATCTAATGTGAAACCATATTGAAAACCAGAACATCCACCACCTTGTATAAAACAACGAACATTTAGTTTATCATCGCCTTCTCCTGACAAGATTACCTTTGCTTGATTAGCTGCACTTTCTGTCCAATTTACATTCATGATTGATACCACTCCTCTAATGTTTCTTCTAGTAATGGTATGTATTCTTGTTTATCTTTAATAAACTCTTGTACTGTACCATTTTCTGTTACAACTAAAATTACTATTTGATTGATAGGTTTCCCTGTCAACTCCTCAAACATTTCAGCATATGCCGATGTTTGAATATAATAATTTTCATTATAAGAATCCTTTCTTTCATTTGTAGATGTTTTAAAATCTACGATTGATAACTCTCCTTTATACTCAGCTATCAAGTCTGTTCTTCCTGCTACTTTATATTTATCAGAATACAAAGTTACTTCTTGTGCAATTACCTCATTTATATTGTCAAAAGTTTGATTCTTTAACTCAGTAAATAAACAATATGGTAAAAAGTCTTTCTTATGATGTTCCATATTTTCACCATTTAGAAAATCTTCACACATTTTATGTACTTTTGTTCCTCTGGTTGCAGCCTTATTACATATGTGATTGGCAACTTTCTCACCAACTCTTTTTCTCCACTTCATTATACCTGCTTTATTTCTAGGTGATAATATTGTAGTGATAGAGGGATATTCATTACCCTCTGGTGTTACATAAAATCTTTTTTTATCAACTGTCTTTGTTTTTAATTCTTCAAAATTTATCATAATTTATTTAACTCCTACATTACTTGCAATCATAATTCGTTTTTCTTCACATTCGCATGGTGGAACAGAATGTTTAACTATGCCAGGAAACACAATCAACTCACCCTCTTTAGGATGAATAGATAAATCTCCCTCTGAGAAAACTAATGGGGATGCACCCTTTGGCATACTAATATAATAACACCAACCATAAACACTACCAACATGATTATGTTCTTCAACCCAATCTCCTTTACCATAGATAGCACCCCAACACTTTCGTGTGTAAAACTTTGGTGGATTGACTGAATTCTTTCTACCAGATGATTCTAGAATAACATCTAAAACTTTATCACATAATTTTTTTGCAATATTATTATGTGTATGTAATTGCCAATCAGACATAGATGCTTTGACAAATGTTTTACTTTCTTGTACATCACCTAAACTAATAATATATTGTGCCAGAGTATTATTTTCTTCTGGTGTTAATAGATTCTCTTTTTGAATAATAGGAATCTGTATGTGAAACTCATGTGTAGGAATTTTAACTTTTTTAACACGATTAAGAAGACCCATAATATAATTTACACTTTATGCCATTCTTTACTTTGAAATAATAGTGCCTCTGCATTGCGTCTTCTGATTAAACCATCTAAAGTTTTACCACCTGCCTTATTCCACCTTTTCATTTCACTAGGCACTGATGCATAATCAGCTTCATTTAATCTTTTTAACATTGTTGATTCTCTTAAATTACCTGGGCCTAAATTAAATGTCCATGCAACTAATGCATCAAACTGACCTTGGTCTAATTCAACCATTACATTATCCTCAACATATTCTTCAAATTTAAAAACATCTGCTCTTAATAATTTTTCAGCTTCTTCTTGTGTTATAGTATCACTTTCTTTTACTCCACCAGTGTGTCCATAACCTATAGTTAGTACACCACCAGAGCAATAATATGCTTCCAATCTACAACCTTCAAACTTTTTGATGAGAGCTAATCCCTCTAAACTAATTTTCATATTATAACTCTACGCCTATACCAAGTTTAGTTTTTTCAATTAAATAATTTCTTACAAACCCAGACCTTACNATATCTGGTATTTCAAATTCTACACAATTAAACTCATCCATNTTTTCTAGTATTCTTAAAAAGTCATGTAGTCCATTTCTTTCATTTGTTTTAGTTAAATCTGTTTGACTAAAGTCACCACAAAAAACTATTCTTGAATCTTGTCCTACTCTTGTGATAATTGTATCTAACTCATGGAAGTTTAAGTTTTGGCATTCATCAACTATAATGATTGAATTATCAAAAGTTAATCCTCTTAAAAATGATGTTGATACAAAGTGTAAACTTCCTTGTCTTTTTAGAGAATCATACAGACCTCTAAATGCATCTTCATTTGGTTGTTTGAACATAAACTGTACCATGTTTGCATATGGCACTTGATATAATGCAGCTTTATCTTCTTCATCACCAGGTAGAAATCCTATTTCTCTTGTTGGTATTAATGAACGAACAACAACAACTCTATCATATGGTGTTCCATGTTTAAGAACATCTTGTAGTGCCAAGTATAATGACACAAATGTTTTACCTGTTCCAGCACACCCAAATAGAAAACCATTCTTCCCTTTTTTGTGACCTTCGAATACTAATTTTTGATTATCTGTGATTGGTTCAATTTTTACTAAATCACCAGAATGTATCTCTTTCTTTTTTGCCATAATTATTCCTTAAATTTTTTTCCAAGATTCGCTAGAATCATTATATAAGCACATTCTTGTGCTTGTTTTATCTACAGGTATTTTTTCTCTACCTTTTTCTACTACCTTATGAACTTCATAAATGAACTGTGAATCTAATAATTCAGTTACCTTACCTGTAACAACTCTATCAAATGTAGGTTCAGAGTGTTCAATCATATCATTCACTTCTGGTTTTGCCATATTTTATATACCTAAAAAAGTAGGGATTAAGTAATCCGTCACTTAATCCCCTGTGTATAATCTATTATTAATAATATATTGACCATATCACAGTACTATTTATACTATGGTGTCTTTTAAATTATACTTCTTAACAACTTTTTGTTTTTGAATATCTTTTGCAGACCTTCTAGAAAACCTATCTGCCAGAGGCGTATTAGGATTCCTGTCTGCAATCTTTTGTAAAGTTTCTTTCATTCCACCATCCATTTTTTTAACAATGTGGTCACCCACAAAATTAGGTGCAGTTAATACTGATGATATGTTTGGATTATCTTTTAGATAAGGTTCTTTCTCAGCAATCTTCATTACTTTATCAAACTCCTCACCTGTGTCTTTGTTTTTAAATGTGTATGTTGGCATTTTATTCCTTTGGATATTCTACTTCTGATATATCTGGTTCTAAATCATCTTTTACTGCTTCTATTTCATTACTGTTTGTATCACATGAATATTCTAATGATATAATTTTCTTTTCTAAATCAGAAATTGTTGATTCTAAATTTTTAACTGTCATTTTTAAAAACTTAACATCTTTTGCTAAGTCTTTGTTATTATATATTTCCATACCATTCTGGCCTCGTTCTATTTTTCCAATTAGCAAATCCATTCTTTTCATTTATATAATAATTTTTATATGCCTGAATTGGATTTCCTATCACCTTACAATATTCTGGCATTGCTTGAGGTAATTCTGTCAATCCAATGTCTTTAATATTGTCTGGTGCCCTAAGTAGACTAATAGATGGTTTCGATGCACCATGTATTTTTCCATATCTATATGTATATTCTGCTAAACAAGCCATGTAAATCTGGTACATCAAACGATAATTTGATTTACTTTCACGCACCCACACATTACAAGGATGATTCACATGACTTGCTTTGTACAATATACTTTCCCTATTATCAGGTAGTTTCCACCTTTTAATTCTGTGATTATTTTTTGTTCTGCCTTCATATAATTCACCATCTAAAAATCTATGTGCAGTAGATAGTAATTGTGCATATTCTGTTGCCATCTTAACAACATGTTTATCAACATGCCATTTGATATTCTGTATTGGGTCTTCATGTAGATAGAATATATTCATTCATCAACTCCTTTACTTTAAATAGATTCTTATACTCTAATATACTATCTGTCATACTGTCAATAGCCCCCTTAATCAGTCCAAAATCAGTCTTTAAGACCTCTTTTAATGGATATGTATCAACATGTATTAGAAAGACAGCTGTAGTCCCCTCTGTGACTGTCATAGTCCTTTCATGTTCTATTCTAAATGTCAAATTATCTAGTGAATCAAACTCTGGTTTCTCATATAATGGGTGATTACTATATCCATTTAATGATGATATACCCCAAGTATATCTATGATAAGATTGTCCACTTGTCATGGCTCTCATGATGCCATTAGATGCACGAAGTAATGCCTCGTTATCTGCAATAGGTTCATGTAATTCTGCTAAACTTTTGCCGACCTTTTCACCAGCATTCCATGATGACGGAAATGCCACAAAACATGCTTCTAGCTTACCTTTGTGCATGATAACTACATCATCCTCAATTGCCAAACCTAAATCTTTTATATTATTACATTCTGTAAATAATTGATAATCATCAGGTTGATTAAACAATGATAATTTTGCAGCTGTCTTCTCTGATAGTTTTTCCTCTACTGCAACATCTGTTTCAAACCAAATGTTAGAACCTAGATTATCTAATTCTAATTTTCTTTGTGATTGTATTTCTAAATCTGTTTCGTTTGCATTGAATACTGGTTTTTCACAAGTATTAAAAACTGGTTTCATATCAAATGGATTTCTAATTACATGTTCAAACATTTTCTTTAGATTGCTCTTCTTTGATTCTTTTTTTCTCTAGACTACTCATCATTATTAGAACTACAATCATTGATATAATTGCAATAAAGTAAATGATTAAATCTGGTATGTAAAAACTCATGATATTTCTTTAATTTCTTGAACAACACATTTTGGTATGATTGTAGAATTACCACAGTCATCAATGCTACCATCTTCTTTAAAATTAAAATCTGAAACGATTCTAACAATATCATCATCATCTTTACTAACTAAAAAACCTGTACTTAAACATCTAGGTAATTTACTTTCTTTTACATCTTCTATGCTTTGCCATGATGAATCTGATGTGATATCAATCCAATATACATGAACAAATTTGTATGGTATTTTTTTGATTGCTCTACTCATAATACATAACCTCTGGTGTTCATACCGACCCTATGATGAGGTCGAGAGAGAGCGGGTCGGTATGAACGGGAACTTATAATCTATCCTCATCTTTGAAGCTATTATGACAGGTCTAACAAGACTTGTCAAGTACTTTATATGCCGGAAGCACTACCAGGTGCTTGTGGATATTTTGGTGCTTCTTCCACCATGAAATTTTCATCCCATTTAAATGCCTCTCTTACTACATCTTTCGATAAACCTTTATATACTTGATGTAATTTTTTATCTTTTGCATCACACAATAATTGTGCTTCAGTTTCATGAAGACCTTCACACATTTGAATAAACATGTTTTCTTTTTGTGCCTGTGATGTGTCATTGTCTGCACCTTTTACAAAATGCCACAATTTTCTTGCTTCACTTTGAAGAACAGTATGTTCTGTTCCTATAGGAGCATCATTTTTTTTGTATGGTACATCACCTGTTGGTATGGCCCATTCTATTTTTGGGTCAAAAGATGATTTTAATACCATTCTTAATGAACTGTTATCATTGATAACTAGTATTGCTATTTTCTCTGATTTTGTTTTTGCCTTATGTACTTTATCAAGTACTTCTGAAAACAATAATGTTACATTATTTGCCATTTTAAAATTCTCCAATTTGTTCAGTTAGACTTTTCAGTCTTCTATCTATAAAATAATTTAATAGTTTACTTCTGTCACCACAAGTAGCACTTTTAAAATCATCTAAGATTTCGCCCTCTAATTCCTCTGGTATATTATCCAAATTAATTAGTTTGTCATTCCTTTGATAATTTCTTTTCACTTCATCATTTAAATCATCAATGTCTTGAGCCATTATACTCTGCATCTTCTTAGATGTCAAGGGTCTTTGCCTTAATTCATCTGTAAAAGTATGGTCGGGTGATAGTACATTTGGTACGCCATCTGACTTATCACCTTTTAGTATATGTTCTTTTATATAGACAACTGCGTCAACACCATTTATGTGTTTTTTCGTAATTGGACTATACTGTTTTACATTCTCATATTTTTGTAACTGTATGAAATCTTTATCACCAGATACAATCATAATCTTTTCACTTTGATAATGTTTACATAATATTGCAATCACATCATCCGCTTCTGCCCCATGAGTTTCAACAACTTTGTAGGGTAGAAATTCTTTTATTTCATCTTTGATTTGATTTAGAACTCCAAATATAGAATCCCAATCTTTACCATCTGATTCTCTGCTTTTTCTACGATTGTGTTTATATTGTGGAAAAATTTCTCTACGCCAATATGCTCTAGAATCGTAAGTAAGAACTATTTCGCCAAAGTCTTCATTAAACATTGTCCTATACATTCGTACAGAATTTAATATCATATGTCTAACCATATCTTCATCTAACTCACCTTTATTCATGTGCAAGTGCATCATTAAAGATGCTAAAGAGATTTGATTCATGTCAACTAATATCATATTAAATTCCTAGTTTAGAAAGGGTGGCCCGAAGACCACCACTAACTAATTCTTAATTAATTAAGAAGCGAATTGTACTCCGTTACCATAAAGTGCTTTAATTCCAGCAGCGATAATTGTTTTATCTGCTCTGCCGTTCATTAGTACAGCACCTACACCAGCGTTAATAATTGCTTGTGTTGGTTCACCCATACGATATGATGTTCCACTAGCAGTTTTGTTAGTATAAATCATATAACCTTGACTTCTTAATTTGTCAACCATTGCTTGTGGTGAAGTTAAGTCAAATGTTGTTCTTAATTGTGTCCAAGTGACTGTATCGCCTCTTTCAAACGCATTAATTACTCTTTGTGTTTTTGATAGTTTCTTTCTACCCATATTATAATCTCCTGTGATTATTATTGTTTGTAACTAAGTTAAAGCCTCGTATAGTTATATCGGCTATTACATTATTGTAATTCGTTTTAATCTTTTTCTTCATCATCATCTTTACCATGAAGTTTTTCTGTTCTCATATTGTGTAAAGAACCTTTACTTTCATCATCTTTATTCCAATTTGTGATATCTTCTAATTCTGTGTCTGGTTCAAATGATATCTCTGTTTGGTCATCATCTTTAATATCTTCTGCCATGTCAACTAATTCTGCTAGTAGAGGTGCATCAAATTTTGAATAAAATACATCTGTACCATCTTCTGCTTGAGTAGGTGATGGTGCCATTATATTATCAAGTAATCCTTGTATAATATGTGGTAACTTTTCTTGTCTTGATAAAACACCTTTAACTGTTTCTGATAAAAATCCAATATCTAAACTAAATTTTTCATCTGTAATATCATAATTATATTCACTAATTGTATGAATTAATTGTATCATAATTTTTTCAGTTATGACTTCGATTCTGTCAAGCTTATCTTGCATTATCTTGTGAGTATTATTTTTATCTAAAGCTTTATCTAACTTTTTCTTAACCCACTCACCATTGTTTTCTACAGGGGTTTCACCCCAAGGGCCAATAACTACATTGTCTTTTTCATCTGTCATGATATAATCTTTTTCTCAACTGGTACTATTGCACCAATGTAATTTAAATAGTTATCTCTAATATCTGCCTTAGGTTCGTTAACTGTTATTATATTTTCTTCTTTAATATCAAATTCCTCATTCTCTGCAAATGGAATAAAAGGTGAAAAATATAATTTACTCTCTTGACTTGCACTAGGGTTTTGAGCCATCGGTATAAGTACAAAAGGTTTTTTTATTGTAGTAACTGTTTTAACATTATCTTCATAATCTTGATTAGTCACTTCTGCTACAATGTCTTCGCCTGTAGTAAGGCGTAATAATTTTACATCTGTCATATTTTATCTTCCTGTTTTCTTTCTATAATTTTTATTGTAATTGTGTACCCCTGGTGTTTCTCTAAGTTTCCTTAGCCATCTTTGTTTACCAGCAGCTTTTGATAATCTTTTCTTTTCACTTTTTTTTGTGTAATGTTGTCTTTCTCTTGCTTCATTTAAAATATCTGCTTTAAGAATTTTCTTTTTGAATATTCGTAATGCCTTAGTGATATCATCACCATGAAC